GTTCAGCAGAGATTGCTTTTGCAAGTTGAACTGGAGTGCCATATGTTTCATTCCCATTACTATCTTCAGTAATCGGTGCATAATAAAGTTTATCTAATCCTATTGTTGCCATAGATTTAATCCTCCTCTTGTTCTATTTCATAGGTTTTGGCTACGTCTATTGTGTACTGATGGTAGCCTGCATCAGTATCATAACCGCCATATCTTCTCTCGGTTATATAAAAATAATTAGAGATTAAACGTGCGATTATTTGATTTTTTAAATGAATATAATTTGACTTTGTATAAAGTGTTATTCTTAACTCTTGCTTATCAATTTGTGGCTTATCATCAGCATTTAATGGATAAGTATCAAGCAAAGGTACAAGCACAATATATGAGTCGGGTGTTTCTTCACTAAAAGTTCCAGTTTCAATTGGAATTTTAAGTGGTGAAAGCAAACTGATTACTTCTTCTAAAATACTCATGCTTTGTTAATCTCCTCTTCTAGTTTTCTTTTCATCACATCTTCACATTCTGATTTAGTTGCTATTTTTGCATTCTTCAAAAAAGGCTTAGCTGGTTGTCCTGGCTTGCCATATTCAATGATGTTGGCCACCATAGCATTTGACGTACCATCTTTTCTTGGTTCATCAAATCCAAGCTTAATGTTATAGTTACCGTTTCTATCTACCTTAACAGGAGATAAACCTAAAGCATTGACTAGCTGCCCACTTGATGTTGCACTAATCGATGCTTCAAGATTTGATTTTGTTTTATCAAGTACAACTTTGCCACCTTCCTCTAGGGTTGCTTTAGCAATTTCATCCATTTTATTACCAAGCCTAGACATCTTTTTAAGTAGATCTTCAGGAAGTTTATAAGTACACTTAGCCACTTGATGACTCCACTCGTTTGGCAAGAACCTCAAGATACATAGATTTGCCCTTAACGTTCTCAACCGATAAAATGTCGTATTCCTGGTCGTTATAAAGAATGAAATGTGATGTCTTAACTTTAAAATTTGGAATAACTCGAAATCTAAAGATGTCAGTAGCCTCAAAGAATTTAGCTAAATTTGCCCAACGTTCGCTTCCATGCTTTTCTTCAACAAATACTCGAATCTCATATAAAACTTTAAACTTTGCCCTTCTAAAGCCCTCAGAATCGATTGTTTTTTGCCTTTCACAAAGCTTGGCTTTCTTGTTCATAAGTCCTAATCCCATAAGCCTACACCTTCCAATTTCTATCCAATCTTAAAAGGTTATGGATGGTGTTCCATACATTACTAGATCCACTTGTGTTATCAGCAAAGAAGCCTGCTGTCGCTCCATCTCTAGATTCATAGAAATGAGTTGAAAGCATAATGATTGCCTGCTTTGTTGTTTCACTCATAGGATTAGTTTTGTAGTAATCACCATCCAAATGTTGATATCCTTCTGCATAAGCGATGGCAGATTGGATAAAAGATAAAATCAAATTATCGTCATCATCGAATGCAATAATTAGGTTTTGTTTTACTGAATCAAGTAAATCTCTAGCCTCCATATCTGCCACCTCCTAAATTAGTTAGAGCCTGTTCCGCTAGTTGAACCTGCTTTTTGTTGTAAAACTTTGATTGCTTCAGGAAGCACTAACTTGCCATCTACTCTTTGAGTAGCAACGAATCCAGTTTGGTCAGTTGCAGCATAAAGTTCAGATAACTTCTTGAAGATTCTTCCTTGTCTATCTGCAATCCAGTAATAAGAGAAATCACCAAAAGCGATAGTCTTAGCACCAGCTGCAATTGAAGGAACATAACTAGATGTGTAGACAGGTCTACCAAGAATAGTATCAGGAGTTCCAGCAGTTAACGCAGGTTGCCATAAATAGTTATCGTTCTTATCTTTAAGTTTTCTGATTGCCTTAACCGTAGAATCGTTAAGAACCCATACAGCTTTCTTTCTGTAAGGTGCCTTTAAAGAATAGAATAAATCGATAATTTCATCGGCAGTAATTGTAGTTGCACTTGCAGCAGTTACACCAATTTCTGCACCACCAGTAGAATTGAAAATACCGATAGGTTTACCAGTACCATTACCAGTGAAGAATGCTTCCTCTTCTTTAGTACCGATTCGTCTACCAAATTCCTTAGAAATATATGCTTCAAGATTGAATGCACTATCGTTTAAAAGTTCGTTGGAAACTTTGATTAAAGTGCCGAGTTTATAAGCTCCGATAGAAACTTGATTGAATGCATCATCGCTATCAGAGATAGTTCCTTCTTCATCAACCCAAGAAGCACTGCCCTTAGAAGCAACAACAGGAATCTTACGATCACCGCTTGAAGTGTTGATAACATGAGCAAGCTTTCTAAAGATATTTTCTTCTTCCAAAGCTTCAACAAGAGTGTTCTCGAATTCATCAGGAACTAAATATCCACCTTCAGAGTCAGTTCCGATTTGAAGAGCATCGGCAACTTCTGGACGGATAGTCTTGCTTCTCATAGCATTCCAGAAACTCTTTTTATAGTTTTTAGAAGCACGGCCAGTCTTTTCGTCTTCGCCTTCAACCATAGGTTTACCAACGATAGGTTTGTTAACTGGCATATTTAATTCAGCTTCAATAACATTACGCTTTTCAAGACGCTTGATTTCCTTAGTAAGGTTGTCAAAGTCATCTTCCATTGCGGCATACTTAGCATCATCTTCAGCACTAAGCACACCCTTTTCATTAGTTTGAGCCTTAAGGAACGCATCCATAGCTTTCCAAAGATTGGCTCTCTTTTCGATAAGTTCATTAATAGTCATGTTCTTTTCCTCCTAAATGTATTTTTTGATTGTGACTAATTTGTCTTTTAAATCGCTGACAGAGCGTCCTTTTTTCGATGCAGGAACATCATGTTTTGAAATCTTATTGACTAATTGAGTCTCAAATTCCTTTGCTCCAAAAGCATATGCTTCAGCAGGCACTTGTTTCTTTTCGTCTTCTAAGATTTCGTCTGCAAAACCTAGTTCAATTGCCTTATTTGCATTCATCCAGGTTTCACTATCCATCAAGTGAGATAGAACCGTTCTCGATTGCCCAGTCTTTAGTTCATAGGCATTGATAATGGATTCTTTTACCTCATTAAGGATATCGATAGCCTTTTCCATGTCCTTTCGTTCACCAAAGGCTGCCATTGATGGATTGTGAATCATAATTAACGCTGTCGGTGCCATCTTGACTTTTGTGCCAGCCATAGCAATTACCGAAGCTGCTGAAGCTGCAATTCCATCAATCTTGACTGTAACTTCATCCTTATAATCCATAAGCATTGAATAAATTTGACTAGCAGCAATACAGTCACCACCTGGACTATTGATCCAGATAGTAATTGGCCCAGTTCCACTGAATAACTCGTCTTTGAACATTCGAGGTGTAACATCATCGTCAAACCATGATTCTTCTGCGATTGTTCCGTTAAGTTCGAGTACTCTTTCTTCCGTTTCGCTGTTTTGCACCTTTATCCAATTCCAAAACTTCTTCATCGGCTTCTTCCTCCTTTTCTTTATTTGCATAAGCTCCTGCATTTTTTAATGGGAGCATATTGCCGTTAATTAAATAAAGATCTCCACCTTCCTCGGCAGGGATCTTGTCTAAGTTTTCAAGTTCTCTTATATCATTTGCGCTCATCCAGCCGTTTTGTCTTGCTGTTGCATAGCCTTGCATTCTTGATTGATAATCACCTCTAAGTAGTCCTTCAACATTGAATTTGAAGAAATAAGTCTTCTTCTCATCAGGATTTAGTAACGATCTGTTTAATGATTGCTCCCAACGAATAATCCAAGGATCAAGAGTGTACTTAACAAACTCTAGTGATTGCTGCTCGATATTTGAGAAGCTTGATTTTTCTAAGTCACCAACCATATGAGGTGGGACTCTGAATATTCTCGCTATTTCATTTATCTGGAACTTTCTGGTTTCAAGGAACTGTGCTTGTTCTGGTGCAATTGATATAGGTGTATATTTCATGCCCTCCTCAAGAACAGCGACTTTGCCTGAGTTAGCACTTCCTCCAAATGTTGAGTTCCAATTCTCTCTAAGCCTTGCAGGATCTTTAATTGTTCCAGGATGCTCTAAAACACCAGAAGGTGCTGCACCATTAGCAAAGAACTTAGCTCCATATTCTTCTGTTGCAATTGCTAGTCCGATAGCATTCTTTGCCATAGCAATTGGTGAGTAACCAACAAGTCCATCGAATCCCAAACCAGGGATGTGAAGTACATCTCTTGAACTTAATGTGACCGTTCCAGCATCTTTTGCTTTACCTTCCTCTGAGCTTCTTTGATAAGTGTAATAAAGGACTCCGTTTTCATCTCGGTCCACACTCATCTTGTTTGGCATCAAAGGATACAAAGCAATAACCTCGCCTTTACCATTTCTAATAATCTGCGCATAGGCATTTCCCCATAACAACAAGTGAGTCATCAAGGTTTCTCTAAATACGAATGAACTCATTTCAGGATT